AACTCAAGCGGCGCTCTCGCGGCACCGTCCTGCAAGGCAGCCCGACCGCCTGCATGAATGAGCTCGCCGAGACCTTTGCCTTTGACTGGATGGTCGAGAGCGGCGCCATGAAGATCATCAAGCGCGAAGCTGCCCTGGACAACCAGGTCTACGTGATCAGCGCTGGTACCGGAATGATCGGCTCGCCGGTGGTGACCGACACCGAGGTCGGCATCCGATACATCCTCAACCCCAAGCTGAAGCTGGGCGACACCATCAAGCTGGAATCGATGGCGCCGCGCTTCGAGTTCTCCGGGGCGTTCTTCTACGACATCCCGCGCACTGTTGGCGAGGGCTACTACAAGGTCAACTCGCTGGTCTTTGCCGGGGACTCCCACGGTGACCAGTGGGAAACCCAAATCAGTTGCCTGCGGCTCAGTGCGGCGGCTCAGGCTGGAATTTCCGAAAGGGCTACCCGATGAGTGATCCGCTCGCCTCAAGAACACAGGCAGAGTTCTCCAAAATGCTGCGCGGCATATTCGGCGAGTACCTGAAAGACAACATGCGCACCAGCGTGCCCGGACACGTCCTGAGCTTTGATCCGGTTACCCAAATGGCTGAAGTCCAGATCGGACTGATGCTTGAGGATCACCTGGACAACCAGGAAGCGCGACGCCCAATCATCTGCGTCCCCGTGCAGTTCTGGGGCGCCTCGGGCGGAACATTGGAGTGCCGGGTAGGCGCTGGCACAGAGGGCGGCCTGTTCTTCTCCCAGGAATGCATTGATTCCTGGGTGGATCAGGGCGGCGTGGCTGTCAAGTCAGAGCCTAGACGGTTCTCGATCAATGATTGCTACTTCATCCCTGGCATCCGGTCGATCCCGGGCGCGATCACCGACTTCGCGAACGACGGCATTCGCCTGCGCAGCAACGACGGCATGGCCTACTTCTGGATTCACGACGACAAGACGCTGGAGATCGACGGTGTGTCGCTCAACGTCAAGTGTCTGGCCAATTTCGAACAGCCTGCCAACTTCGAGCAGGCCGTCACCACCATGACCACCATTACCAATCAGGGCGTCAGCATCGGCCTGGAGCACACCCACGGCGGCGTTACGCCGGGAAGTGGGACATCTGGAGTAGTGACGCCATGACGGTACGCAAACTGGACGCAGACGGCGACCTGGCCCTGGGCCCGCAGGAGTTCCTGACCGGCTACGGCGCCGAGGAAGTCGCGCAGAACGTGGTAACCCGCCTCAAGTTCTTCTTGGGCGAATGGTTCCTCGACACCACGGACGGCACCGACTGGTTTGGCAGCGTGCTCGGCAAGGGTTCGCCTCTGGCCTCGCGCGAGTCGGTGATCCGCCGCCGAATCCTGCTGACCCCGGGCTGCGCCGGCATGACGGCCTTCAGCGTGACAACGGACATCGCTAAGCGGGAGCTCACTGTGAGCGCCTCGATCGTCAGCAGCTCAGGCGATAGCGCCGATATCAATTATGTGCAGGCGGTTATCTAATGGCTGAAATCACCGAACAAGGCATCAATGGGCGCTCGCTCAGCGAGTACCTGGGCGACATCGAGACAAGAACGCTGGCGATCGATCCGGACTGGAACATCGACCCAGACTCCCCGGACGGTCAGCGCATCGGCATCGACTCCGAACTGCTGGCCAACCTGGACGAGGCTGTCGTCGGGGCCTACCGCAGTAAAGACCCGGACAGCGCCACCGGTGAGGCCTTGCGCGACATCGGCAAGATCTCCGGCGTCCCGATCCGCGATGCCACCTACTCCGTCGCACCTGTCGAAGTGATCGGCCAAGCCGGTACAGCTATCCCGTCCGGCTCCCAGATCCGCAGTCGTATCGATAACACCGTGTGGCTGACCACCTCCGTGATCGTGATCGGCGTAGGTCAGACCGGCACAGGGTTTGCCATCTGCACGACTCCCGGCCGCATTCTGGCGGGCCCTGGCGAGCTGACCAAGATCGGCACGCCTTTCGGTGGATGGTCCGCCGTCACCAATGGCGAGGCCGCCGCCGGTGAAGACGCCGAGCGCGACGAGGACTTCCGCAAGCGCCGCAATGACTCGGTAGCCCGCGCCGGCAGCAACATGCGCGACAACATGCTGGCCAACATCGCCAGCGTGCCCGGCGTTACCGACGTGAAGGTGCTAGAGAACAGCAGCGACTCCCCATTCGACGCTGACGGCGTGCCTTACACCGGTATCGCCATCATCGTCAATGGCGGGACTGATGCTGATATTGGCCTGGCCATCTACCAGAAGCACAACCCGGGCACGCCAATGTTTCCCCGGTACAGTGCAAAGACGGCGACGTGGGTTGATGCGCCAGGCGCGAGCGGCGTCAAGGTTGACGTCACTTCGCCGGTCACCGGCAACAAGGACACCGTCACGTTCCAGCGGGCTACCGGCCTGCCGATCTTCGTGGCCCTGGCCATTCAGCAGGAAGGCGATCTGCCGAGCGACATCGAAACCCAGATCAAAGAGGCCATTGTCGCCGACTCGACGCGACGCCTGTTCAACGGTGAAACCACCACCGGCTTCAACAAGGGCGGGTATGACATCGGCGAGAAGGTAGTCGCAGGCCGCCTGTACACGCCGGTGAACAAGATCCTTGGCAAGTACGGCGACAGTTACGTCACATCCCTGACGATCGGGCTGAGCGCTGGCGTGCAAGCCCTGACGCCTATTCAGCCGACCATCGCCCAGATCGCCACCTTTGATACCGACAACATCGCGGTCACGGTGACCCCATGATTATGGACCACGTCGAACGCGCCAAGTCGCGGATCATCAACGAGTACCGAGACAAGCAGCGCATGGTTCGCTGGCTGACCATCACGCCAGAGATCGCCAACCAGTACCTGGAAGGCCCGCTGGATCAGGTCTACGGCAGTTATGACGTTGACACCGTAACCGGCGAAATGCTCGACATTATCGGTCGAATCGTCGGAGTGCGCCGGCCCATCCTGCGCGCCGCTGAACTTGATGTCTTCGGTTATGCCGGCAACGACAGCTACACCAACTACAACGTCTCGCCCTATATCGGCGATGGCGAGGCTGTCGACGCACCGCTGAACAACGACCTGTACCGCAAGCTGGTCAAGGCAAAGATCGCCCGCAACATCAGCGACGGCACCGCAGACAGCATCATCCAGCTGGTGGAAATCATCATCGGCGTGAAGGTTACGGCGCTGATCTGCAACGGCGACAAGTCGTTCGATATCGGCATCGCCTCGCCGCTGGACAACACCACCATGTACCTGGTCGAGAACTTCGACCTGATACCGCGCCCGCAAGGCACGCGCATCGGCGAGATCTTCATCCTTCCGGTGAACATCGATGACGTCGAATCGTCGTCATCGCACATCTACGAATACGCCAACGTGACACTTCCTGGAGATTTAGCCTGATGGCAAGACAGCCTTTTAACACCAGATGGGCCCAGGGCGTGGAAGCCGAGGACAGCCTGAACAGCTTCAAGGTGCCGAGCGATGTTCGCCTATCCACTGGCTGGGAAGGCGGCCAGGACAAGGACGCTCCGCCGGCCGGTCAGGAAAACTGGTGGCACAACCGGGCTGACTCCGCGTTGCAGGGTGTCGAGCGCAATGGCGTCATGGGTTGGCACGCCCAGGCAGTCTACGGGCTTGGCGCTCCGACCTATGCGAGTGACGGCAACTATTACGAGAGTTTGGTCGCAGGAAATACCGGAAACAACCCGGCATCGACGACCGGATTCTGGCGCTACACGGGATCATCCTTCTTTACGGGCTTTGAGCCTGGCGATGGGAAGATTGTTTACCACAACAACGTACCGCCTGCTGGGTGGCTGAAGTGCAACGGGGCATTGCTTTCCCGAGCATCATATCAGCGCCTGTTTGCGGTAATTGGAACTGTTCACAATATCGGCGGAGAGACGGCTCTTCAATTTCGCCTCCCGGATTACCGTGGCGAGTTCGTTCGTGGATTTGATGATGGTCGCGGGATCGATCCCGGTCGCGCATTCGGAAGCTATCAGGCTGACGCACTTCAAAATATTCGCGGATATCTTGAAGGTGTTCAGTTCGGGAATGGCGGAGGGGCGTCGTCCGAGTCGATCTATACCGTCCCGCGCAATGTTTTTGGGCACTACGTTACGGACGAGGTGCTTGGTCAGCAGATCTATAACGTGGAGCTTGACGCTTCAAGATCGGCACGGACATCCACTGAAACCCGCCCCCGCAACAAGACCGCCAACTACTGGATTAAATACTGATGGACATTGAACTTCAGGAAGGTCAGCGCCTGGTCTACCAGACCGACGCGAACGGGTTTTACGTGGGTGAAGCGATTGCTGATCCTGACCCGCAGAACATCGGCAACTGGCTGATTCCCGCAGGCTGCGTCGAGGTCAGGCCTCCGCTATTCACTGGCGGCAAGGTCGCTAAGTGGGTCGGCTACAAGTGGAAACTCATCAATCCATAGGTGTGCACATGGATAAGCCTCGCAAGCGCCGCTTCACCGACAAGATGGAGGCGTTCTGTCTCGCCTACATGGAGACGGGCAACGCTTCCGAGGCCTACCGCCGCTCCTACAACATCGAAAACATGATCGCCTCGGGGGTCGGACGTGAAGCCTGGATCGTGCTGCAGAAGCCGCAGGTTCAGGCCCGGATCGCCGAGCTAAGGGAAGTCGTCATGGAAAGGCATCAGATCACAATCGACACCCTGCTGGCTGAGCTGGAAGAGGCTCGCCAGAAAGCCATGACCGCCGATACACCCCAGGCATCCGCCGCGGTCTCGGCCACCATGGGAAAGGCCAAGCTGCTCGGCCTGGACAAGAAGATCGTCGAAATCACCGGCAAGAATGGCGGTGCCATCGAGACAAACTCAAAAATCACGGTGGACAAGAAGGCTTTCGAGTCCGTGCTTGACCGCTTATGAGCGCACTTCTCGACTGGGAATCGATGAGTCGGGAAGAGAAGGAAGCATCAAAACTGATCAGCGAGCATTCCCCGCTGTCGTTCATGCGCGTCTTCTTCCAGCTAAATCAGGGCATGAAAATGCTCTGCAACTGGCACCACAGGTACATGGACCACACCGCCCTAAAGGTTCTGTCTGGCGAACTCAAAAACGTCGTTTTCAACATGCCGCCCGGCGGGACCAAGACCGAATACTGGTCGATCCACCTGCCAGCCTACGCCATGACCATGTTCGACCGGACGCGGACGCTGAACGTCTCCTACTCGAAAGCCCTGGTCGAAGAGAACTCCAACCGCATCAAGTCGATCGTCACCAGCGCTGAATACCAGGACTTGTGGCCGTGCGATTTGGGCAAGGCTGACGTGGCCAACTGGGTCATCACCGATGACCGAGGCCGCAATAGACACCAGATCTTCAGCCGATCCACCGGCGGCCAGATCACCGGCGTGCGTGGCGGCTATATCTCCGAGGGCTTTACTGGGTTCATCAACCTGGATGACCCGGAGAAGGCCGACAGCGCATTCAGCGCGACCATGCGGGCCAAGGCTCAGCGGATTGTCACCAACACCCTGCGCAGCCGCCGGGCGTCTCCTGAAACGCCGGTCATCTGCACGCAGCAGCGCCTGCACACGGACGACGTTTCGGGCTTTCTGCTCAAGGGCGGGATGGGCCTGGGCTTCAGCCACATCAAGGTTCCGGCGCTGGTCACCCGCGAATACATCGCGAGCCTGCCGGACGAGATCCGCGAACACGCCGAGCGTGACGTTTTCAGTGCCCCATCAATAGTCCGTGGCGGTATTGAATACTGGTCCTACTGGCCAGCCAAGGAGACCGTTTCCGACCTGATGGCGCTGTGGGATCGCGACCCTTACACGATGGTCAGCCAGTACCAGCAGGAGCCGGTGGCGCTGACGGGCGGCATGATCGATGCCGACTGGTTCAAGACCTATCAGCAATTGCCTTTTCTGGTATGGCGCGGCGTTTACGTCGATACCGCGCAGAAGACCGGCGAACAGCACGACTACTCGGTCTTCAGTCATTGCGGCCTGGGTGTCGACGGCAACCTGTACATCATCGAGGTTCATCGCGGTAAGTACGACGCGGGTGACCTTGAGACAACTGCTCTGCGCCTGTGGCAGCAATGGAAGCCCTGGGACCAGTTCCGCCCGGCGGCCCTGCGCTACATGCGGGTCGAGGACAAGTCGAGCGGTACCGGCCTGATCCAGACCATCAGCAAGAAGGGTGCTATCCCGATCGAGCCACAGCCGCGCGGCCCAGCGGCCAACAAGGTGACCCGCTGTATGGATGCCGTGCCCTGGTTCAAGTCGGGCCGGGTCTACGTGCCGGCTATCTACGACGATCAGGGCTGCAAGATCGAACACGTCCGCGACCATCGCGGCGAGATCGTCGCCCCGACCGACTGGGTTGTTCCATTCCTCACCGAAGCGGCGGCCTTCACAGCCGACGACACCCACGCGCACGACGACCAGATCGACACCATCTTCGATGCGGTGGCCGACATGCTGATCAGCAATAACGGCGAATTCTTCTCCGGCAACTGGCTTTAACCCTCTTCCTCCTGCCGCCCGCGACTGGGCGCACTCATTAAATTCGCCCAAAGGAAATACAAATGGCAGACCAGACCCAGCGGCTCGAGATCGCCACGGTTAAAGCTGAGATCGCGAGCGACATTCTCTCGCGCTTCTCCAATGATGCGGTCGGCGCAGTCGCGATCCCTACGGATTCCGGCGATATTCAGAACCTGAAGCAGGTCATCGCCGAAATCCAAGAGGACGGCGCCGAGAAGATCAGCTTCGCCACCACGATCTATCCGACCACTGCTGCCGGTATTGCCGCCACTACGGATAGCGCGATCTTCTTGGTGAAGTCCGTCGAGGCTGACGAGATTTATGCGGTATGGCAGAACGTCGCCGGCGTGGCCACCGATACCGGGAAGCGCGCGCTGTCGGCACAAGCCATTCAGGAGGCGATGACTGCGGCCGATACGAGCGCAGACGAGGCGGCAGCATCCGCACTCGAAGCCCAAGAAGCAGCAACCAATGCTGCTGCTGAGTTCGAGACTGTGTTTGAGGCCGATCAGGCTGAGCGGACTGTCGAGTTCAACGCATCTCAAGCCCAGCGAGCCGCGGACTATGCCGCATCCGAGGCGAGTCGCGGCTACGAAAACCCGGTTCCGTATGCCGCCGGCATCGCACTAACTCGCGTGACTCAGCTCGTTCAGTACAGCGCCGAGTTGTACAAGGCTAAAGCCGGCACCCTGCCGTGGACGACAACCGGAGTTTGGGCGACCGATTCGGCGAAACTGGTTTCGGTTGGCGATGCGGCGCTTCGGCAGGAATTATCCTTCGCCTTGGCTGTACCTATCACTAAGCATGGAGCAGTAGGTGATTGGAACGGGATCACCGGAACAAATAACAAGACCGCCGTCCTAGACGCCTGGAACGAGGTGATTGCCGGTAACTATGCGACGATGTACATCCCGCATGGCCGGTTCCATATCGACCTGACCGACGCGGACGTAACGGACATCGGGTTTAACCGCGACTTCGCATTCCTCATTGCCACCGGAAAAAAAGGGATAATGGTCACCGGGCCAGGCGAACTGCACATCACTTGCTCGTCCAGTTCGAAGCGGGTGCTGCTCGGCGCCTTCAAGGACTGCGATGACTGTCATGTCTTCGGATTCACACTTACCGGCGACCTAAACAAGCAAGATGCTGTGCCAAATAGCGAAACTGGCGTAGCTAGTGGTTTCATGTTCTACCATTGCACCGGCTCTGGCATTAGCGATAGCACCCTACGAAAACTGATTATACCTGCATGGTTCACTGGGCAGCCTGTGAGCCCCGCGACAGTTACCGATGTAAGCGCTGGCTGCTATTTGAGAGATAATACGATCATCGATTTCGAGCAGAATTCTACTTTCGGAGCAGGCGCTTTCGGCCTGAAGGTGCAGGGCAACCACTTCATCAATGGCTACACCGCCTTCAAGGTTTCCCAAAACCCCTCAGGCGATGCGGCAGCTGGCAAGGCGGGGCTCATAGATTTCAGCGGAAACACCGTTTATTGGACGGAGGACGCAAAGTTTGCGGCCGTCTTCTTTTCGCCGTCCAGCTCCATGGCGGCAGTTGGACTTATGATCGAGTGCTCAAACACGGAAGTCGTCGCGAGCGGCAACATAATTAGCTTAGAAGGGATGACCATTCCATCTTTGCCGCCGTATGGCAATGCCGGACCTATAGTTATTTTCGAGTCACTTACTACAGGTACTGCAGGGTCTTTGATAACTCGAAGGGTGAAGATCGAGGGGGGTAGTCTTATTGCTAAGGCTGGTTACTCGAATCGATTTGCTATTGACTCAACTGCAAATGTTTACGATCTGACGATTCAAGGCGTTCACCACACTGGCGGCATCCGAGTACAAACGACAGCGCTGACAAGCATTGTCTACGGGGATCTATGCATCAAGGGAAATGTGGGCAAGGGGCTTGCCGGCTTCACACAAGCCATTACCGTAGGAATGGGGCGGTGGAGGAAAGTACAGCTAGAGCAAAATACCCAGACAGGCATTGCTGGTCAAGAAACAAGCGGTGCAGAGACAATCATGTTCCTGTCCGGGTTTGTCTGTGAAGACTTGATTATTAATGGAAACAACCTAGGCAAGGGGACAATTGGTAACTTTGGGTTTGATCCTGTCACTTGCACAAATCTTGTCTCCAGCGGGTGCACGTTACGCAGCTTCGATCTTTCAACAGTTGGAACGCTTCGAGCTGCTCTTAATAACGACTGCGTCACCACTGGGACGGCAACAAAACTTGTGCTTGATGCTGCGACAATGGCTAACTGCAGAGTGTCCGTTGGTGGCTCATGTTCCGGGCCGGCAGGTGGAAGCTGTACAACAGCACTTAATCTGAACGGAGGGCTGTTAAGAGTTAACTCAACCGATATGTTCGCCGTGTCAGGCTCGGCATTTGTGCTTGCCGCCGCAGTTGTAGTGCACGGAGGAGATCTTTACGGCAGCGGCCCTCCAGCATACTCAGCTCTGATGGGGGTCCGTTATTCGGACTTTGGCGCAGGAGCGGACGGGAACTACGATAAGACAACCTCTAGCGGAACTACCGGTTGGAAAAAACGTATGTACGTGTAGCGGGATTGCCGGCCCAAATTAAATACGGCCCGCCACGCGCGGGCTTTTTAACGCATGGAGAAAAGTATGGTAGCCACAGAGACTCGCGGGGTCCGCAATAGGAACCCTGGCAATATCGATTTAAACCCTCGTAACGACTGGGTTGGCCAGCTTGGACTGGAGACGGGTGTAGCCAAACCTCGATTCGCCCGGTTTGACACTCCAGAGAATGGTATCCGTGCACTGGGCAAAACGCTGCTGACCTATCAGCGCAAGCATGGTCTAAAGACGGTGAAGGCAATCATCAGTCGCTGGGCACCATCAGTCGAGAACGATACCGGCGCATACGTCCGGTCCGTCGAGGCGAATACCGGAACTCGGCCGGGCGCCGAGATCGACTTGACTCGTCCTGCGGTGATGACAGGCTTCGTCAAGGCGATCATCCATCATGAGAATGCCGGATACGTTTATCCGGCAGCCGTGCTGGTCGAAGGTGTGCGCAGGGCTTTGCTGTGAGCGTATAAAGGAAGAATTGTGTTCGGTCGGCAGAGCGCCGAAGGATGGGGCGCCCGAAGGCGCCTGTGGATCGGGCCGCAGCCTTCTTTAGTTCGAAGGGTTCAAATCTGCTGCGCTTGGGGTAGGCGTTTTCCGGATTCGGAGCGAGCGCAGCTTCTTCTGTACTGGCTTATCAAAGTACACGTATATAAGTGCCGCAGCCGCAGACATGAGCGCGATTACTAAGACGATAGCCATTGCCCCGAGAGAAGGATAAAGGCGTTCCACCATCAAGCTGCCGACTCGTTCGTGAATTAAATAAAGGATGTAGCTTCCGCCACCGCAAAGCTCGACAAACCTCTGAGGCATCCAGCTCATTGCGTTTGGGCGAAATGCAATGAAAGCCAATAATGCATAGAATCCAGTTATTATCGAAACAACTGCGATGTTGTTTGCCTTCCAGAAACTGAATTGTTCAATCTGCTCGTAATACTGTTCCGCTGCGTAGTGAGTGGATATTGGAAGTGTCAAAATGAACAAGGCAAGGTACGCTTTCCAATGTCTTGTTTTACTTGAAGCAAAGTACAGATAGGCTCCGCCAGCGAATAGCGATGCAGACTTAAGTATTAATAGTTTCTCGATTAGCCCAAGGTCGAAGTATATGTTTATAGCTGACAGGGCCGCCCACCCAGTTACTATAGGCATTACCCCTGATTTACCCCTGAGTAGGATTGCTAAAAAAACTATTCCGTAAAAGATTATTTCGTAGCTAAGCGTCCAGTACGCAGGGTTTATTTTGACTGCGCCAAGGGTTCCAGGGAACATCGTAAGGTTCAAGGCGATGTCTTTGATGCTGAACATAGAGTGGCCTTGTAGTGCGTATAGCGCGACAAGTGTGAATACTATGCTTACCAAAAAGGCAGGATACAGCCTTGAAGCCCTGGCAATAAAGAAATCTTTAGCATCTGAGATCCGACCTAAAGTCATAAATATAACGAAGCCACTTATCATAAAGAATAAGTGCACTCCCAAGTATCCGTAGTTAGTAAGCGCCGCAAGGGCTGGCATGCCTACCCGCACGGTCTCATTCAAGTATGTGTAATGGAAAAAAACTACGGCCAGTGCGGCCATCCCTCGAGTGACGTCAAGCGCCGGTAAGCGTTGGCTGCTCATGATTCTTCCTAGAAATTTTAGGTTACAAAATATGCAATTCGCCGCATCAGCCTTTAGGTTTCACATGCCTATTTTGGCGCTGACTATCCATGATCCGCCCCAGAGCAAGCCCCAGAGACGGCCTAGCATATCGGTATGCGCCTGCTTCAACAATTTAACTGGCAGAATTCGAGGACGGCATCACGCCAGGATGGGGCGCCCGGAGGCGCCGGCGTGACGGGTTATTGATTCAATTCCTTGACCTTTTCGAGGCGGGCGTTACAGCCAGCGGCGTAAGATTCTTCAATGATATTGTGGTCATCGGGAATCTCACTGGGATCGCGATTCGGCAGCGCCACCGCTGCCGGCGCGGGCTCGGAGATTCGCCCATAGATTTTGCCGTGGATAGCAGTCAGTTCTCCATGCATTTCGAAAACCTGGCCATCTTCTAGGACTATCCGGCTCCAAGGCTGCGAATCCTGCTGCTCGTCGGTCGATTCTGCTTGGCGCTCACCCATAGGCGCAGGTGGCGACGTGCGGAATCGATGCACTAGATCCAGGGTTCCGCCGGTAATTTCGCGCTTGTCGGTCATGATTTCCACCATTCAGGCTTTGATCCCATGCTCATGTCGATGTCTTTGCCTCCGCACTTTGGGCACGGAGCTTGATTGAAATTGCCGGTAAACACCTGCTGATGACCGCATCCAGTACAGCGTGTGTAAGTAGTCATTCGCTTTCCCCGAATTTGATGGTCTTGATTGTTTTCTGAATTCTATTCCATAGATCCTGGCCAAAGTAATAATGACCGCCTTCATCTTCTCCAGTGCATTCCAGAAATAACTTTGCAAGTTCCTCGTATCGCTGTTCGGCGGCGGCCAGGCGCTTTTCAGCATTCTTCTGCTTTATCTCTGCCCCCATCTGCTTCTGGTAAAACATTTCTGCAAATGCTTTATTTTCTTCTTTTTCGGCAATCGCCAAGGCCAGCTTGTCCCGTAGCGCTGCCATTTCTTGGAAATAGCATATGGCAGCTTTTACAGCTTCAGCATCGTCTGTGATGCCATCACCCTTGGCGCCAAAGGCTTTGAGGTTGATGATATGTGGTAAATCAGCATCATCCATTTCAAAATAAACCCTCTCAATAGTCATCCCTGCCACCTCATCAGTTATTGGTTGTTGAGTCCGGGGGATTTAAACCCCCGGTCGGTCGTTGTATTCCGTGGCCTGTAGCGGTGTGGTAGCTGAAAAGCTGCTGAAACCGCATTTAGGCGTGACTGATAGTCCCTTTCGAGTCACCGTATTTTTTCAACACGGAAACTCATCACGGAACCTCTTGATCGATCATTGTGCGTAGGTCGCGGTCAAGTTCGTGCACGGGCACCCAGTCGTGGCCGATGTTCATTTGCACTGCAACAACATCGTTGCTCGGCTGGTCGACTTTCTTGCGCAGCCAGGTGTAGAGCACATGCGTATCGGACAGAGTCTGCACATTTTCCTCAAGCATGCCGTTTCTGCGAGTGAGCTTGTCGTTTGCTTCGCGCAGCTGTTCGTTCTCGACCTTGAACTGGTCGGCCAGATGCCATGGCGTCCAATACCCATCACCCATCGACACGGCCAGAGGATTGCTCGGTCCGTTCCAGCGCAGGCCAAAACGCGGCAGGCCGTAACCCTCTGGCGGGCGCGGCGGAAGCGATGGCTGAAGACCATTCAAGCGTTCTACCTCGGACTTTAGCTGGTCGCGCTCAGCCATCCAGTGCAGTGATGCAGCCTCCCACTCGGCAGCGTTCTTCGCGTTGCGATCGTTCTCCGCGAGCAGGGCCAGCACGGCCGATAAGGCGATCCGTTTCATCACATGCTCCATTCTGCAAATCCGTAGATTAGCAGATAGCCATCACCAACTTATTGCGTCCGGAGAAAAGGAATGCCCATCACCGCGCAGCAACTGCTGCAGATCCTCCCGAGCGCCGGCAAACAAGCCGGCGTTTTTGCGTCTGCGCTGAATCTGGCCATGGAGCGGTTCCAGATCAACACCCGACTGCGGATGGCGGCCTTCATCGCCCAGGTGGGGCATGAGTCCGGCCAGTTCCGCTACGTGAAGGAGCTCGGCGGCGATCAGTACCTGAGCAAATACGATACCGGCCCGCTGGCCAAACGCCTGGGCAATACGCCCGAGGCTGACGGTGATGGCCAGAAGTACCGAGGCCGTGGCCTGATTCAGGTGACTGGGCACGACAACTACCTGGCCTGCAGCAAAGCACTGTTCAGAGACGATCGGCTGCTGCGCACTCCTGAGCTGCTCGAGCAGGCCGAGTGGGCCGCGAAGTCAGCGGCGTGGTTCTGGAATTCGCGGGACCTGAATGCGCTGGCCGATTCTGGATCGTTCGAGATGATCACCCGGCGGATCAACGGCGGGCTGAACGGGTACGCCGAGCGCCTCTCCTTCTACCGCACGGCGCTGAAGGTGCTGGCATGAACCCGGTGCTGCTCCGAATCCTTCCTTATATAGCTGCGGTGCTGTTGGTGGCTGGCGCGTTGTACGGCGCCTATCACCACGGCGTGACCGTCACGGACACCAAGTGGCTCTCGGCCTGGAATGCGCGCGATGCAGATGATGACGCCGCGAAACTCGAGAACGAAACCCGCGAGCGCGCCAAAGAGCAAGCCCGCCAACAGTCAATCAACAAGGCGATTCAGGATGGACAAAAGATCATTGACCAAGCCACGGCTGATGCTACTGCCGCTCGCGCTTCTGCTGACGGCCTGCGCGGGGCAGCCGACGCCCTTGCCAGTCGCCTCGCAGCCAGCCAAGCCAGCGGCAATTCCTGCACTGCCGCCGCAAGCAAGGCAGCTGCCCGCGCCGCAGTGGTGCTTGCCGACGTGCTCAAGCGCGCTGACCAGCGAGCGGGCGACCTGGCTGAAACTGCTGACCAAGCCAGAGCCAGGGGAATGACCTGCGAGCAGGCGTTTGACGGCTTGGGTCGATAGCCATTTGTCAGGGCTTCATTGAAGACGCGCCAATCGTTTGCGATACTGGTCATTTATCCAGTATCGAGCAGGCCATGTACTTCCTTATTACACGCATGAGAGAGAAGGGTGTCGCCCGGGATTGGAAGATGATCCGGCAAACGGTCGGCATCCGCGGCGACATCAACATCCGGCCGCAGATGTGCGCGCTGCTGAACAGATCCAGCGACATCGCCGAGATCCGTCCGCAGGGCATGCCGCTGGATGCGGTACCACTTCCTCCGCTTCTGGATGCCCGGCTGTCCGGAATGGCGACCAACGCATTCACGCTGAGCGGCCTGGAAGAAATCGACGGGGTGCTTTACGCCCAGTCGTGGTGGTGCAGGGAGGATTGAACGCTTACGCCCCGTTGCCGGCAGGTGTCACGAGATCCGCCCATTCCTGCATCATGGCGCGACGCTGCTCCAGGTAGGCCGCGTGGTTGTACACGTCGCGGATGAAGCTGCCGTCGGCGTGGGCCAGTTGGCGCTCGATCCAGTCTCGGTTATGGCCTCGGCCGTTCATCTCGGTGGAGAACAGGTGCCGGAAGCCATGGGGTGACTGCTTGCCGGTGAGGCCGCAGGCATCCATGACATTGTTGGCATAGTTGGTGCCGATCGGCAGTGTGGAGTCGCTGCGGTTGGTGAAGACGTAGCGCAGGTGGCCGGTTATGGGCAGCATGCTTTTGAGTAGGTCGACAGCCTGGGTCGACAATGGGACCGAATGGTCCCTGCGCATCTTCATCTTGGCGGCCGGCGTCGTCCAGATAGCCGCATCCAGATCGATCTCCGACCATTCAGCGCGCCTGACTTCGCCCGGGCGGGAGGCGGTGTAGACCATCAACATCAGGGCTGTGCGCAATTGGTGGCCCGATGCGCACTCCTGAATGGCGGCCATGGTCTTCGGCATCTCGCTGAAAGGCAGGAACGGGTGAGGCTTGTGCTGGCCGATCTTTTCCGTCACTGCGTGCATCTCGGCGGTGGGGTTGACCTCGATCAGCCCGATCGCAATGGCGTAGCTGAACACTTGGCTCATGCGCTGACGAACCTTCACCGCGGTGGCCACCGATCCGCGCTTCTCAATCTTGCGTATCAGGCTGATGACGTCGGCCCGCTTGATTGAATCAATCTGACGACTGCCGAAGCTCGGCAGCACGTCCAGCTCCATGGCATTGCTGATCACCCTCAGCGTGCCGGGCGAAATACTTCCCTTCCTGAATGCCAGCCACTCGTCGTACACGCGACGGAAGGTTCGGACATTGGCCTCGACCATCTCGGCCTTCTTCTCCCTTCTCGAATTGCGCGGGTCAACCCCGTTGGCAATGTCTTCCCGTGCCGCGTCTCGACGTGCGCGCGCTTCCTTTAGGCCAGTGTCCGGGTACGTCCCGAATGAAATCCGCGCCTGCTTCCCAAGCCATGTAAAACGGAAATGCCAGCTCTTGATGCCACTCGTAGCTATATAGAGGGAGAGTCCCAGCGAATCGGAAAGCGTGTAAGCCTTGTCCTTCGGCTTTGCCTGTCTGGCTGCGGTGTCCGAGATTGCCACTAGTACATCCTCTGCTTTGAATTCTCAATGTACTGGATGATGTACTAATCAATCGACGCTGGGAAGGTATCGCGTGGTACGCGGTGATACTCGAATGCTGCGTGCTACAGGGGTTTTGGTGGGGTTTTTGGTACGGCGGGGTTTTAGGCGGGAATGTACCGTGGAATCTTTGAAGATTTCCACGGTATGACCTGTAGGGCTTGATATACGGGGGTTCTGTTCAATTGTCAGTCGCTGGTGTACTGATCAATGTACTGATTGGTCGTTGCTGGGGGCTGCAGCGGTCATCCATTGCGAGATTGCCGACTGGCGCCAGGCGACCGAGTTGGGGCCTATTCTAACCTGTTTTGGGAAGGTGCCTTCCCTGATCCTGCGATAAACCGTATTGCGGCCAAGACCGGTCGTGTGGAGCACCTCATCGAGGCGCAGGAAACGATCAATGCTTTCGGTGGTCATCTTCATCTCAACCTTCCTTGCGCATAGCGGCGTCGTAGTCGATGCCCATGGATTCGGCGCGGCGACGGGCCTTGTTGCCGCTTCCGCCGCCAAAGTCTGGGATCTCATCAAATTCGTATTCAGGGCGAGCCGGTGGATAGGCGGGCGCCTTCATAGCTTGATCAATGGCGGCGCGCAGGTTCTCGTTCCAGTCCTCGCCAATCACCCGCTCGAATGGCTTGTCCATCCAGTGACCAACAATTTCCAACGAGCTGCTGCTGTCGCCCGTGTCTGCGATTGGATGACTACCGTGCCGGACATCCCAAAAGTTCGACTCCAGAGCGTCAAGGCGATCCTTGTCCTTACGCAG